TGCTTCCATCGGACCACGGTAGAAATTTACCTACTCCTCACGGAAGTGGTGCAAGACCTATGTATGCTGACATGGGTAAATCTTGTAGACCAGATCCAAATCGTAAGATTACATATCCTCACGTTGTTGCTCTGTTTACTTTAGACTCACACAACACCAGTTACTTTTATAAAAGAGAGGATGGCACATACTATTGGCATCATTGTCGTAAGGATAAAGATGATGTGTATGTGGATGCCGATGAATTGCAATTAAATCTTTTAGGAGATGATCCAATTCTGAGCACAGAATATATTATGAAAGCAATTTACTAGGGATCTTGACGATCCCTTTTTTTATGTTATAATTATGAAAGGAGAATAAAAAAATGTCAATCAAACTTACTTTATTAAAATCTGGTGAGCAACTGATTTCGGATATGAAAGAGTTAGTTGCAGAAGGAAAAGATCAAGCACATGCATATTTACTTGATAATCCACATACAGTTCAAATAAATGAAAGACAGTTTATAACTGAAGATGAAAAAGATATAGGTGGTGGTGATTTTGGTATTAATGTCGCATTACTTCCTTGGATAATTTTATCTAAAGATAAACAGATGATTATACCAGTTGATAGTGTACTAACAGTTGTTGAACCACTTGAGTCAGTAACTCAATTATACCTAGATAAGATGAAATCATTTCAAATGCAGGAACAATAATAATGATTAAATGTGTAATGTTAAATGCTCACTGTACTTTAATTTCAGAAATTATAGAAGTTGATGCTGAATTAGGAAATCCTAATTGTAAATTAATTAAACCCTATGTTTACAATAGCATTGATGATATGGTGCCTTGGAAAGCAGATATTACAAATCAAACAGAGTTTATGATAAGGTCAGAAGATATATTGACGATTGCAGACCCTAATGGTATAATATTAGACAAATATACTGAACTAACTTCGTAATGAGATTTTATACTAACGTCCAAATGGTCGGAGATAATTTCTTGGTTCGTGGATATGAAGATGGTAAACACTTTGCAACTCGTGAAAAGTTTTACCCAACACTATTTGTAGATTCAAAAAGAAAGACAAAATATAAAACACTTGATGGTTCGCCCGTTGAACCAATTGAACCTGGCACAGTAAGAGATTGTCGTGAGTTCATTAAAAAATATAATGATGTAGAGAACTTTAATGTTTATGGGAATGAAAGATTTATCTATCAGTATATCTCATCAAAGTATCCAGAAACAGAATTAAAGTTTGATATTGAACAAATTAAATTAACTACAATTGATATTGAGGTTAAATCAGAATATGGATTTCCTGATGTAGAATCCTGTGCAGAGGAAATACTTTTAATTACTTTACAAGATTATACTACAAAACAAATTCGTACTTGGGGTCTTGGTGCATTTAATAATAAACAAGAGAATGTAATATACAAATCATTCAGAACAGAGTATGAACTACTCACTGATTTTATCAATTGGTGGATGATTGAAGATAATACACCAGAAGTTATTACTGGTTGGAACAGTAAGTTGTATGATATTCCATATCTCTGTCGTCGTATTGACAGAATACTTGGTGAGAAACTGAAGAAGAGAATGTCACCTTGGGGTCTTGTAACTGAAGAAGAAACATTTATTGCAGGTCGTAAACATATTTCATATGATATTGGTGGAGTATCACAGTTAGACTATCTTGATTTGTATAAGAAGTTTACATACAAAGCACAAGAGTCATATCGTTTGGATTACATTGCAAGTGTTGAACTTGGACAAAAGAAACTTGACCACTCAGAGTTTGATACATTCGAGGACTTCTATACAAAAGGTTGGCAAAAGTTTGTAGAATATAATATCATTGACGTTGAACTGGTTGACAGATTAGAAGACAAGATGAAGTTGATTGAACTTGCCCTGACAATGGCGTATGATGCAAAGGTCAACTATGAAGATGTATTCTATCAGGTGCGTATGTGGGACACAATTATTTACAACTATCTTAAGAAAAGAAATATTGTTATACCTCCAAAAGAAAGATCTGATAAAGCAGAAAAGTATGCAGGTGCATATGTAAAAGAACCAATACCAGGCAAGTATGATTGGGTGGTATCATTTGACTTGAATAGTCTATATCCACATCTGATTATGCAATATAATATTTCACCAGAAACTTTACTTGAAACAAAACACCCTACAGTCACAGTTGATAAAATACTTGATGAAGAACTTACATTTGAGATGTATCAAGATAACGCAATCTGTGCAAACGGTGCGATGTATCGCAAAGATGTTCGTGGTTTTTTACCAGAACTGATGGAGAAGATGTATAATGAAAGGGTTATCTTCAAGAAGAGAATGATTAAAGCAAAGAAAGCATATGAAAAGAAGAAGACAAAAGATCTTGAGAAAGAGATTGCTCGTTGCAATAATATTCAGATGGCAAAGAAGATTTCTCTCAACTCTGCCTATGGTGCGATTGGTAATCAATACTTCCGCTATTACAAACTAGCAAATGCGGAAGCAATTACATTATCAGGGCAGGTTTCAATTCGTTGGATTGAAAACCGCATGAATAATTATCTAAACAAAATATTGAAAACGGAGGGTGAAGATTATGTTATTGCTAGTGATACTGATAGTATCTACCTCAATTTGGGTCCTTTGGTCGAAGTTATATACAAGGGGAGAGAGAAAACTAATGAAAGCGTTGTTTCGTTCCTTAATAAGATCTGTGAGATGGAATTTGAAAAGTATATTACGAGTTCTTATGAAACGTTGGCGAACTACGTAAATGCTTATGAGCAGAAGATGTTTATGAAGCGAGAGAACATCGCAGACCGTGGCATCTGGACAGCAAAGAAAAGATATATTTTAAATGTATGGGATAGTGAAGGTGTTAGATATGAAAAACCAAATCTCAAGATGATGGGTATTGAAGCAGTGAAGTCATCAACTCCTGCACCTTGTCGTTTACTTATTAAGAACGCACTCAAGTTGATGATGAATGGAACAGAAGAAGATGTGATAGATTTTATTGATGAGTCCAGAAAACAATTTAAAAAACTACCACCAGAAGAGATTGCATTTCCTCGCACTGCATCAAATGTTCAGAAATACAAATCACATTCTATGATTTATGAAAAGGGAACACCGATTCATGCTCGTGGCGCCCTTCTCTTCAACCATTATGTGAAGAAGAATAATCTCACACAGAAATATTCTTTAATTAATAATGGTGAAAAGATTAAATTTTGTTATCTTAAAAGACCAAATCCAATCCAAGAGAATGTAATATCATTCATTCAACAATTCCCAGAGGAACTTAACCTTGACAAATACATAGATTATGATCTACAATTTGAGAAGTCGTTCCTTGAACCTCTCAAGATCATTCTTGACTCAATTGGATGGAGTGCTGAGAGAACTGTAAACCTCGAATCATTTTTTATATAATGGACTTACCTATTAATGACAAAGAATTAGAAATGCTCGTCTGGATGTCTGAACACATATCTGGCGATGGTGCTGAAGAACTTCATAAAAAGTTGAAGTTAGTAAAAGAAGTTAGAGATGAAAACCCTGACGGGCCTTATAAAAGAATACTTCGTGAAAAACATGGAATGGTAATTTAATGGACTTTCTAAAAGAAATAGTAAAAGAGATCGGAGATGAATACACACAGATTGCGTCAGATATTGACGAAACTGAAAGATTCATTGACACAGGATCCTACATTTTTAATGGACTCATTAGTGGGTCTATTTTTGGCGGGGTTAGCAGCAATCGTATTACTGCCATTGCTGGTGAGTCGTCTACTGGTAAAACTTATTTTTCTCTTGCTGTTGTCAAGAACTTTTTGGACACTAACCCTGATGGGTATTGTCTCTATTTTGACACTGAAGCAGCCGTCAATAAAGGATTACTGGAGTCTCGTGGAGTTGATACGACACGGTTGGTTGTTGTGAATGTCGTAACAATTGAAGAGTTTAGAGGTAAAGCATTAAAGGCAGTTGATATATACTTAAAATCAGATGAAGAAAGTCGTAAACCTTGTATGTTTGTACTTGATTCATTAGGTATGCTTTCTACAGAGAAAGAAATAAATGATGCATTGAATGATAAACAAGTCCGTGATATGACTAAATCACAACTTGTCAAAGGTGCATTCCGTATGCTCACACTTAAACTTGGTCAAGCAAACATTCCACTTATAGTTACCAATCACACCTATGACGTTATCGGATCTTACTTCCCAACTAAAGAAATGGGAGGAGGCAGCGGTCTCAAGTATGCAGCATCTACAATCATCTATCTCAGCAGAAAAAAAGAGAAGGATGGTAAGGAAGTCGTTGGAAACATTATCAAGGCAAAGACTCATAAATCACGTTTAAGTAAGGAGAACAAGGAAGTTGAGATTAGACTTTATTACGACGAGCGTGGACTCGATAGATATTATGGGTTATTGGAACTGGGTGAGAAGCATGGAGTCTTCAAACGTAAGGGGAATCGAATTGTTGTTGGTGAATCTTCCGTTTATCCTTCTGCTATTCTGGCCGATCCTGATAAGTATTTCACGGAAGAAGTAATGCAAGGCCTTGAGGAGGCTGCAAACGAAGAGTTTAGTTATGGTGAATGATGGATCGTATTGAGAAAGTCATTCTAAGAAATCTAGTTTATAACGAAGAATATCTAAGAAAAGTTCTACCATTTATCGAACCTGATTACTTCAATGATAGGAATGAGAGAGTTGTATTTGAACATATTACTAAATATGCTGCAGAGTACAATAGTTTAATAACAAAAGAAGTACTCCAGATTGAGATTGAAGATAGACGTGATATCTCACAAGATGAAGTCAAAAATATACACGGAACAATAAACGAACTGGAAGATATTGAATGTGATTTTGAGTGGTTGAGTGACACAACAGAGAAATGGTGTCGAGACCGAGCAATCTATCTTGCTTTGATGGAGTCAATCAAAATAGCAGATGGACAAGATGATAAAAAGAATCGAGATGCAATACCAACAATACTATCAGATGCGTTATCTGTTTCCTTTAATCGCAATGTAGGCCACGATTACTTAGAGGACTATGAAGAACGATACGAACTCTACAACAAAAAAGAAAGTCGAATTCAATTCGACCTTGAATACTTTAATAAGATTACAAAAGGAGGTCTTCCAAACAAGACGCTCAATATTGCACTTGCAGGCACTGGGGTTGGTAAATCTCTGTTTATGTGTCATCATGCTAGTTCTGTTCTTTTAGAAGGAAAGAATGTCTTATACATAACATTAGAAATGGCAGAAGAAAAGATTGCGGAACGTATTGATGCGAATCTTTTGAATGTAAACATACAAGAGATTACTGATTTACCAAAACCAATCTTTGAAGGTAAGGTCACTAATCTTGCAAAGAAAACTCAAGGGTCACTTATTATCAAAGAGTATCCTACTGCTTCTGCTCACTCAGGTCACTTCAAGGCTTTACTCAATGAATTAGCCTTGAAAAAATCATTTAAACCTGATATAATATTCATAGACTATCTAAACATATGTGCGTCTTCACGTTACAGGGCTGGATCAAATGTTAACTCGTATTCCTATATTAAGGCGATTGCTGAAGAGCTCAGGGGTCTTGCAGTTGAAGCTAATGTTCCTATCTTCTCCGCTACTCAGACGACTCGCTCTGGCTTTGCTAGTAGTGATGTCGATCTTACTGACACAAGTGAGTCCTTTGGTCTTCCAGCCACTGCTGATCTTATGTTTGCTCTTATATCTACTGAGGAACTGGAAACGTTAAATCAGATATTAGTCAAGCAGTTGAAGAATCGATACAATGATCCGACAATTCACAAACGTTTTGTTGTTGGTATTGATCGTGCAAAGATGAGATTGTATGATTGTGAACAGAAAGCACAAGAAGATATTATTGACAATACAGAACAAACAGAGTATGATGATGACAAATCAAAATTCAAAAAAACATTCGGCGACTTTAAATTCTAATGACTGTAGACACTGAAAAATACCTTGACTTCGTGCATGATGTAACAAGCACAGAGAGTTTAGATTATGCAGCACTCTTAACTCGTATGAATAAACTTGAGTTGGAAGATGATTGCAATCTATCACAGTTGTTAACTGCTGCACTTGGACTTACAGCAGAGTCAGGTGAGTTCACTGAGATTGTGAAGAAGATCATATTACAAGGTAAACCATATAATGAAGATAATGTCTTTCACATGAAGAGAGAACTCGGTGATATTTGTTGGTATATCGCACAGGCTTGCATGGCACTTGATACAACCTTTGATGAGATCATTGAAATGAATGTAGATAAGTTAAAGAAAAGATATCCCGGTGGTGAGTTTAATGTGCATCAATCTGAAAATCGTAAGGAAGGAGATCTATAAATACTAATGATAAATTTCAGTAGGTTTCCCCAATGGGATTATTCAATGATGATATGACCGGATTGGCAGCAGCTTATGCTTCCATGAACGATGGCAAATATTTGCTTACAAATGCAGACAAGGTTGGAAATACACCCGCATGGCAAAACAGATATAAAATTAATGAGACAACAGGACAAATGTTGTATGAGATGGCAGATCATCTCAAAGAATCCTACGAGGAGGAACTCATAGCAAGACTTGATGAAACTCTACAAGAATTAAAGAGATTTGATGAAGGTAAAATACCTGCAGGTCTTCAAGCATACATTGATAAAAAGAAAGGTGGTAAGAAAGAGAAAGAAGAAAATGGTGATGACAATGGAAAATCATCTAAGGGTTCAAAACCAGACTTTCTAGATTT